CACGCACGCTGCCCACAACTGCGGGGGCGGTGTAGGTGATGCTGGCGAAGCCTGCGCCGAAGCCCGTAGGTGCAGCGGTTGCGGTTACGGCGCTGCCACCTGCGGTGGAGCTAAGGGTCATGATGCCGGTCGAGGCTACGTAAGTCTTGACGAAATACGCGCCAGCGGGAATTGCGTTGGTGACGGTGGCACCTACGGGGTAGGCCAGGGTCACAGGATCGTTGACCTTGAAGCCGAGGTAGGAGCCGACAGTGATGTTGGCGCCAGTGGTGGGAAATGCACCAGCAGCAAGAGTGGTGACAGAGGTCCCGGCAGGGGTGTAGTACAGGGCGCCGGAAGTGCCCGACAGAACGGTGGCCATCGGTAGTTACCTATGGGTGAACAATGTTGCGGGCACAGCCCGGCTTAATACAGGTTAGCTCCAGTGCAGTTCAGTATTAAGAGAGCACTTGCGCTTGGAATCCGGCCTCAATTCGTGAAATAAAGAACGGTGTAAATGCCCGGCGGGATTGTTGGTCTGGAGTGGTGCCCGCGAAGCTGGGGCTGAAGCTGGGGCCGTCGATGGGGCCTGTGCGGGCATAAACACCAGTTGCGGGTTTTGCGGTGGCGTTGATGGTTTGGATAACAGTAGTGGCGACGTCCACGAGGGTTTGATTTCGAGCAGGGCCGCGATCTTTTGGGGTGTACGTGCGAATAACGATTACGCCACGGATGTTGTCCGGGTTGCTAGTTAGTGCCAGCTCGGTGGTAAGGCCGAACTGGATGTTGACGTGGACAAACTCTTCGGCGCTATCCGCGTCGTCATTCATCACGTTGTCGAAGTAGACCGGCACCGCAGGCGTCAAATTGTTGTACGCCGACAGTAGGGGTGCTTCAAAAACAGCGCGGACAGCTTGGTAGTTCATCGGCTTTGCATGGCAACTTGGATTGCCTTATCAATAGCACCGGCTTTCAAGTAGATACTGAACCAGTCCATTGGGGCTGTGCGTTGGTTGCCGCCCTGTCCGGTCAACAGACCACGGATGCCTTTTTGGCGTTTGCCGGTTTTTTCAATCGGTTTGATAGGTTCTGTTCCAGGGTTAATAAAGTTGCCTGGAGACATGTCCGTGGCAATGTCGGCGTAAGGAGAAAAGTTACTGATCGTAAATACGATCTTGTTTTTAGTTAGTAGAGATCGAGTTACCTGCTGGCCGCTGAGTACAGGTGCTATGACTGGTTGGGGCTTACCTGATGCGCCAGTTCCGCCTTTAATGCCTAGAGGGCTCGCGATCTGCCAAGAATTAGAAAAGCTACCAGTCCACGCTGGGCCTCGTACCTGAAGATCACTAACTATTTTTTCTGCAGCGCGTTTGGGACCGTTATAGACAGTTGTAGCTGCTACACGATCCAGCTCTTTTAGGAGATTCCAGACACCATTTCTGGCCATTATTGGGGCCTCAACAGGATGGAGTGGACTACCGGGTTTTCGCCGCGTGATGTTTTGCACATGATGATGCGGCCTGTTTTTGTGCTGCTGTTTTGGCTGTATTGGATGCGGTCGCGCACACTTGGAACATACGCTCCAAGCTCGGCATTGCCGATGATGACTTTTAGGTCGCTAGTTTGATACGCTCCCTCAAATTCTTCGGGTTTTGCCTCGAAGATCAGGGCGCGAACGGTCAGGCTTGTGTCGGCTCCAGAAACTGTGCCGGTAGTGGCGTTGTAGGTGGAGGCGGCGTTGGCCTTTAGGTAGGTGACGTTTTGGCCCCAGTCGGCTAAAAGCTGGGCCGGGATGGCGGCAAATGTGGAATCGACCAGGCTCATGATCAACCTCTAAAGACGCGGAGTTGATAACCGCCGACTCCGCCCGCGCAATACGCACCAAGGTAGGACTGGAGCCAAGGGTAGACGTCGAAGATGTTGTTGATGGGATTCTCGACTTTGCTGTCCTTGTAGCGAACCTTGAGGTCGCCGAGAGTGACTTCTTGGTACAGCTCGTCTGGGTCGCTTTCGGTGTTGGTAATGGCGTCGGTGTCGTTAGCTAATGCACGCGCCAGTTCGTAGGTGGCGTACTTGATTGGGGCTGGGATTACTGAACAGGAGAGCGTAATGTTGTCGACGTCGTAGTTGGTGCGCGGCCATTTCAGGGCTTGGTCTGCGTTGCAGCGGTCGCCGTAGAAGTTCAGGCTGTCGATCCAGCGGGTGGCGCTGATCAGGGCGCGGTTTTTCTGGTCATCAGTCTTGTCGGTCCAGGTGGCGGAGTTCGGGACCGTCTCGAAATAGCTGTTGGCCTCAGCCAGAGTCACGTAGCTGTTGGCCGACGCGCTACTCAAAGTGGCGTTGATCGTCGCAGGCACAGCTACTTAACACGCTTTTGTTTCAGTGTAGCGGCAATAAAAAAGCCCCACCGAAGTGGGGCCGGGCTACACGCACTCTGATTATCAGATGGTGCTGGTGTCGAGGGGGCTGTTGACGGTAAGCTGAACCAAGGGGATCAGGTCGATGTCGTAGGTGGCAGCCCAGTTGCCGGCGGTGGCCAGTGCAGCGTTGGTCGGGTTGTCGCCAGCATCGTTCCACTTGGTGCCCATCACGTGGTAGGCCTCGTGGTAGTCGACCGAGAGCACGTCCTGCTTGGACAGGATGTTGCGGTCGGCTTCGATGCGGAGGTCCTGCTGGACGCCTTCCAGGATGGTGCCACCCTTGGTCAGGTAGCAGAAGAACTCGCGCTGGTGGCCAGCGGTGCCAGGGGCAACGGTGTTCACCAGGGGGTCGATGATCACGCGGCAGCCGGCGAATTCGCCGATGCTGCGGGCACCGATGCCCACGCCGCCACCACCCCAGGTCACGGCGCCAGAAGCGGCCAGTGCGGAGGTGGAGAAGGTCAGCAGGCCCACCTGGTACAGGTAGAAGCCCACCGAGGGGTGGACAACCAGGGTGTCGAGTTCGTCGCCGCGCTCACCCAGCAGGGCGCGGGCGCGGGCCACAGAGGCGCCGGTCAGGAAGTTGGCTTCGGTCGCGCCGGAGGCGGCGGCGATGCCCAGATCCAGTGCGTTGGCGCTCAGAGCGGTGCCGAACAGACCAGCGAGCTGGCTGAACAGACGCTGGCTCTTCAGCTTGTTGATGGCATCGGCAAGCTGGTTGCGGATGTGCAGCATGGGGTCTTCCCCAGCGGCGAGCATCGCAACGTCATCCACTGCATACGCGAAACCGCGATGACAGATGGTGGCGATCTGGGTGCCAGTGCCGATCTTCTGAGGAGTCAGATAGCCGGCGTTGCTGGTGCCCCAGGTGGCCGTCCCGTTCATGATCTCCTCAGTGGGAGACACGGGGTTGAATTCGGGGACTTGGATGCGAGTGCCGCCTTCGCGGGCATCCAGCAGAGGAGTGCGAACAACAGCGCCGCTCTTTACGAACAGGCTGCGCTCTTTAATAGCCTCAGACACGTAGGTGCTGAGATTATTCCGCTTTACGATGTCCGCCAGAAGGACACCGCCGGAATAATTCTGAAATGGTGCGGCCATTTCTAAGTTCCAGGGGTTAAGGGGTTTGCGGGGTCCAGATCACTGATCTGGCGGGCATCACGGATGCGGATATCAGAGGCCGGCTTCCCTCTTCAGCACAGCTGCGAGGTCAGGGTCCTGACTAGAAATTAGCATCTGTTGTGTGAGATTAACTGTGCCCTCTTTCCAAGGGTTCGTTAATCCTGGGGCAACAGTTGATGTTGGATTGGGTTTTGCGCCCATTCCAGCGGCATTACTTGCTTTGAAGTGGTGCTCGAAGCCCGAGCCCGGATTCTTCAAGTTGGACAAGTAGCCGGTTAAATCCTGCTCCACGCCGCCGTTGAGGATGACGACGTTGCCGGATTCGTTTTTGCGGATGTTGTTCTGCAACAGTTGCAGCATCTGCTCGGCGTTGATTGCACCAGCCTGGCTGATGGCGGCCATGGCTTTGGTGCGGATTGCGGCGTTTTCGTTGGAGTGGCGCAGGTCCTCCAGCTGGCGCTTGAGGTCCGCGATTTCGAGGTCCTTTTCTTGGCCCGTGCGGTTGGCTTCCTCCCAGAGGTCTTTCCATTGGCCTTGGTCTTCCAGCGTTTTGCGGCGCTGGTCGTCTTGGCGTTTGTAAACCTCGTCGAGTTTTGATTTGATGCCTTGGAAACGTTCCTCGGCGTCAATCGCTTGCTGCTTTAACGCAGCAATTTGGGCCTCGTACTCGGCAGTAGCAGGTGTCGGAGCTGCAAATGCGGGAGCGGTGTCGGCACCAGTCACGGACTGGTCTTGAGGCGCCACGGGCGTCTCGATGACTTGCTCTTCCATGCTCAAATTTCAGTCTCGGTTTCTTTGGTCTTACGGGTGTACTTGCGGACCGTTACTTCGGGCTCCGGTTCTGCAACCTTGTACAGCTCCTCGGCACGGAGTTCCACCATTTGCCACTTGTAGCTGCCGTCCGGTTGCAGCACGTAGTCCAACGATTCGGCCATCGTAATTACGCCGTTTGACTCCTGTAGTATAGGAGTAGATGGTACTTAGGCTGTTTCGGTCGTTAAGTACTCCCCGGATTCCGTAGTTAACGGGTCCTGTAGTTCACTGAGGAGTAAGGGAAGGCGTTCCAGCAAGATGAAGGCGGTGTCTTCTGTTAAGCAGTAGTCGCCGTTTTCTAGTAGAAGGGCGTTGCCTGCGGGCTGCGGCAGTAGTTCTGTGGTGTCGAGGAAGATCTCGGTGATGGAGGTCGTTCCAAGGTAGAAGCCTTGGACTTCGGTGTCGCCGATGCGGAAGGCCACTACACGATTACGTAAAGGGTGGTGGCGCTCTTGGTGGGCAGGGCGTCGTAGTCGACTTGGCTGATCTTCACGATGTTCGTGATGCTGGTAGCTCCAGGGATACCGGTTGTGGTGGAGGTCAGGACGGTGGTCCAGCCTGTGTCGTAGCTGGTGTCTGTGGTTTTGATTAGGGCTTGGCCGGTTAGGCCGCCGCTTGCGATGCCGATGCCGGGGCGCCCGTTGATGCCGTCTTCGCCGTCCTTACCCTTCTTACCGGCAGGGCCGACAAGGCTTTCCAGCCATTCGGATTCCGTGCCATCGAAGCCGTTTTCGACCGCAATTTCGTAGGCGCTTTGGCCTGTTGGGCCATTAAGGCCGTTGATGCCGGCAGGGCCTTGCGGGCCGGGTGTTCCAGGGTCGCCTTTGTCGCCCTTGGGGCCATTAGGGCCGGCGGGGCCGATTTCGCCGCGTTCGCCTTTTGGGCCGATCTCGCCGCGATCTCCTTTTTCGCCGCGCTCGCCACGGGGGCCGGTTTCGCCTTGGGGACCTGTTGCTCCAGCAAGGCCGCGTGGTCCTGGTTCGCCTTGCGGGCCTGGTGGTCCCTGCAGACCGTCAGCGCCAGCGGGGCCGCGTTCGCCGGGAGCTGGTGGTCCCTGTGTTTCAATCGCCTCAAGGCGTTTGGCCAGACGCAGCAGTGTTGCTACCTGCGCCAGCGTGAGGTAGTCGGCTGCGTTAGCCATCAGATCACTGCCCCAGCAGGGCTTGCATCAGCTGTTCCATCCGGTCAGTGGTCAGGGAAGACTCGTCTTCTTGCTCGCCGGGGGATTCTTCGTCCTCGGATTCGTCGTCTTGGGATTCCAGTTCGCCGGGTTCTTCGGCGGGAAGGGCGCCTAGCTCCATCGAGGGCAGGATTTCGCCTTGGGTCAAGATTGCGCGGACTTCCTCCAGTGTGATCACGCCCTTGTCGAAGAGGGCCGTGATGGCGGTGACGTCTTGGCCGATCAGGCGGTCAATGTCGAAGTCGCGGCTGATGCTGACTTCAGGTGACTCGATACCTAGATACTCAGCGGCAAAGTCAAACGCTTTCTGCAGGGACTGCTCTAGGTCGAGGCTGACGGCGGCCAGCATTGAGTTGGTGTCGACGCGATCCAAGCGGCGGGCGTCGGCAGACTCAGCGACAAACTTCTGCTGGCTCAGCGTGCTAATGCCAAGCGTGGCCATCTGCTGCTGTAGTTCGCGGATTTCGTTGCTCTGGGCTTCAAATGCGCTAGCCGCAGGCTCCACGTAATAGACCTTGTTGCCGGGCGCGGTGGCCATGGCGTAGTTGACGCTCACGGCCATGTCACGTAATAGACCTTGTTGCCGGGCGCTGTGGCCATGGCGTAGTTCACGCTCACAGCCATGTCCTTTGTCTGGTCATCCCAGCCCTCTAGGACCAGCATCGGCTGGGAGGCGATATGGAGACTGTGGATTAGGTCGGCTTGGCGTTGGAAGTGGGCCAGGTTGAGGTAGGCAATGTCGATCAGCGGTGGGCGGCTGACGAGGTTGTCGACCTTGTTGCTGTAGGTGGTGACAAACGGGATTTGGCTGAGGCTGTAGGTGCCGGATTCGATTAGTTCGTAATCGGTGCTGTTGTTGAGGGGTTCGCGGAAGCCGGGTCCCAGTGGTTTTTGTTCTTGGCGTTGGCGGTAGACCTCGTAGCGGCCCGGATAGATGACGCGGATCTGGTCGTACACCTTTTCGCCGAATTGGCCTTCCGGCACAACCGCTTGCTCGTGGATGCGGACTTGGGTCAGGCTGCCGTAGGCGGCTTCACGGTCGAGGCGCCAGCCGTAGACGTCTTGAGGGTCGACCTCAACCCAGTAGGGGCGGCGGCCCATGGCACGCTCTTCTGCGAGGCTGCGGATCTCAGTAGGCGCTGGGAAATCCACCAGCATGTTGCAGTGGCCGTAGGTCAGGCTGCAAATCAGCAGGCGGCGGGCAAATTCGTCTAGGTCCGAGCCCTGGCCGTCCACATCACGCGCAAACACTTCGCGCCAGTACGGATCACCTTCTAAAGCAATAGGTTTGCGCAGAATCAGACCTGCTGCAGCCCGAATCAACCGCTGTGTATACGGCGAGAAGACTGCCCGGTTGACGCGGCTCAGGTAGGCCGTGTAGTCCTCGCGGGGTTCCAAGGGGAGGAAGGCTTCGCTGTTCTCGCGGAGATATTCCGTGCCTCGGCTGACTGCTTTCATGATCTCCCAGCCCTTCATCATGCTCAGCACGCTTGCAGTGCGTGTGAACGGGCTGTCTGCGCCACCCGCGTAGGTGGTGGAGACAATGTTGGTCGGATAACGGCCGGGGACTGCGTAGGTCATTTAGTCACCATTTGGTGCGGTCTGCCCAGTAAGCGGCCGACATTTTTCCTTTCTTGAT